AATGAAATATGGGTATCTTATCCATCAGTAGGCTCTACATTTTGCAACAAAGCATTAATTTGGAACTATAGAAAAAATGCTTTTAGCTTTAGAGATTTACCTGATATTTTGCATATCAATACAGGTATTGTAAATCCAGGTGCATCTACAGAAGTATGGTCAGGACAATCACAAAGCTGGGATTCCTATAGCACAACAGAAAATTGGGGTGCGAGAAGTTACAATCCATCAGAAGTAAGTATATTAATGGCAGGTACTGGAGATACTAAGTTTTACAGAGGAGATCAAGGTTTTGATTTTGCAGGTGCAAACTTTACCATGACTCTTGAAAGAAAAGGTTTAGTTCTTGATGGTAATACGAATACAGTAAAACAAGTTAGAAAACTAACACCAAGAATGGCAGGAACAGGAACTGCACAGATATCTATTGGTAGTTCTATGTCGCCTAATGGTACATATACATTTACATCGGCACAAGAATACAACCCTAATAGTCAAAACAAAGTAGATGCTAGAGCCACAGGCAAATACATAGCAGTAAGATTTCAACATACATCATCTTCTACTTTTGAATTAAATGGTTATGATTTAGAATATGAAGTAATAGGAGAAAGATAATGGCACAAGCACCAAGATATACACCCAATCCTGTACCTGATAATCCTGAAGATTTACCAAAGTATTTATTAGAGGAATTAACTAAGCTACAAGGTGCATTACAAGAATCACCTACTACTTTTATTGAAGTTAAAAATGCAACACCTGCTAGAAAGAAACAGGGCGATATTGTATATGCTGATGGAAGTAATTTTGATCCTGGTAGTGGAGAAGGAATTTATTTTGTAAATGCAGCAGGAAACTACACAAAATTATGATTTATGTATCAGGCATACCATCAACAAGGGTAGATGAAGTTTGGTTGCTCTGTAAGGAGTATGTAGAGATGGGCAACAATAAAAGCCACGAAGAAATGAATATTGATGATATTTACCAAAGGTTAATCAATGCAGAAATGCAACTTTGGTTAATTTTTAATGAAGATTCAAACATACAATCAGTTTTAACTACCGAAATCGTTATTTATCCTAGAAAAAAAACTTGCAGGATTGTAACTCTTGGTGGTAAAGGCTTAGATGATTGGTGCGAAGAAGTTTTAGAAACCATAGAACAATGGGCAATAGACAATGATTGTGTTGCTATGGAAACAGCTTGTCGCAAAGGATTTATTAAAAAATTAGAAAAATATGGATATGAACACGCATACACCATATTAGGTAAAGAATTAACAACAATACACTAGAGGTATATTATGAGTAAAGGAAGCGGTGGCGCTACACAGGTTCAAAGAAGCGAACCATCTACGTTACAAGCGCCATATTTAGCTGACCTGTATCAACAGGCACAACAACAATTTCAAGCTGGGCCACAACAATTTTTTCCAGGCACTACATTTGCTAGACCTAGCGAAGAAACACAGTTAGCACAAGAATTACAAAGACAAGCTGCTCTTGGGCAACAAACTGCATTATCAGGTTCATTATTTCCTGCATTTCAAAGCGCATTAATGAGTCCAGCACAAAGATTTTCTGATCCTTTACTCCAGCAATCATTGACAGCAGGACTTAGGCCTTATGAAGAAAGTGCATCTAGGTTATTGACACAAGCTAGGAGAGATGCCTTCGGAGCTGGTCAAGGTGGTGGAGATAGGAGAGCATTACTTGAATCACAAGTTATAGGTGATTATTTAACTAAAGCTGGTGATGTAGCTTCAAAATTTTATGGGAATATTTATGGAGATGCTCTAAGATCACAAGCTGCAACTTTGGGTTTAGCACCCTCTATAATGAGTACGTTCTTACAACCAGCAGCAACAATCGCTGATATTGGTAGACAAAGAGAAGCAGTATCACAAAAAGGTATTGATGAAGCAATAAGAAGATTTGCTTTTGAACAAGGTGCGCCGGGACAAGCATTGCAACAATATGGAAACATTGTTGCAGGTACTATTTTACCTGGAACTATAACAACAACTGGGCCAGGTACACAGGGCGATCCTTTGGCAGGAGCTGCTGGTACAGCAGGTATAGCTTCGTTATTAGGAGTAACTAATCCAATGTATTTAGCTGCCGCAGCATTAACAGGAGGATTATTATCATCATGATTGACTTAAATATAAATAGAAACCAAATAGTAGGACAAATAGGCCCTGATGGCAAACCAATAGGTTTGTTAGATGCGATGATGGGTGTAAGACCACCTATGAACCCTAACCCATTTAATGTTCCTGCTCCTTCTCCAATAAATTATAATGATTTAACAAGAGAGTTAGGTGCGCAACCTATGCCACAACAACAAGGATTTAACTTGATGAACACGTTTAGGAATTTATTTGATATGCCTAAAACAACCTCAAGTGTTGTAGATGGTCAAAACATAACTGAAACAGTAATGCCTAATGTTACAGACCAAGCAGTCGAAAATGCAGTAGCAGAAGCAGGTGGTGCAACAGGCAATCCTCTTGCTTTTATGAATGCCTTGAGCGGACTTTTAGATACTCCTCAACAACAGTTCATGCCTATGGTGCAACAACAAGCAACACCAGGTTTAAATTTACAAACAACTAATCTCAACTCGCTTTATGGAGGTATTTTAAATGGCTAATGGTATTTTAGACAACAATGAAAAAGAACCTGAATTAGAAGGTTTCAGAGGTTTGTTGGGTAATTTAATTGTACCAGGTTTAGGAGATACACCTACACGAAAACAACTTATTGACGCAGCAATACTTCGTGGCAGTTTAGAACTATTAAAACCTAAACAACCAGGACAAAGCACCGCTAATGTATTTGCTAATGCTTTAACTGCGGCAGGTGAGGTCGCTAAAGAATCAAGTTCTTCAGAACAATTAGACTTAATGTTAAAACAAATTGAATTAGGAGAAAAATTAGAAAAACGAGCTGAAACAGTTAAAAGAAAAAAAGGAGAAACAGAGTTTCCTGAAATAGGTTATTCTAAAGAGCAACAAAAAGTAGATGAAAATATAGCAAGTGCATTTGGTATTGCAGACAACTTAAAAGAACTTTATGGAGCACCTTTGAGAGCAATTAATATTGATGCTCATCCTGAAGGTAAAATAGGAAAAATAGGTTATGCTGCGCTTAGACCTTTACTCTTGAGATATGCAGCAGGACAAGTTGCAGGTAGACCAGCAGTTTATTATTTCCAGCTATCTGAATCTGAGTTGCCAGTACAAGGCGAAGGTAACTTGAAAGCACAACAAAAATTTCAAGAAATAGGTAGAAAATTTAGTGAAGGTATTACTAAACTTAAAGAAGAATATGCTATGGCAGAAAGACCTGTAACTCGTGAAAGATTACTTAGGGAAATATCACAAGCAGAACTTATCGAAAAAAGAGTTAAGGTCATCAATCGTGGTTTTAATTTAGAAAACGATTTAGAGTTTGGTATAGATCCTAACGAAACAACAGAAATGTCAAAAGATGTTGATGCAGGATATGGTATCTCAAAAGAACAATTTTTAAATATGTAGGTAAATTATGGCAGAATTGACACCACTCGAAAAAGCGGAAATGGGAAAAGATTTCCAAAGAAGTTATGAAAATATGAAAATACAAGGAACAATTCTTGTTAATAGAGGAGAGATTACTCAGCAAGAGTATTATGACAAAATGAGGTCAAAAGCTATTGAATATGGAGTAATTAGAGAAGATGAATATCCTGGAGCTTTACCAGGTATTATGGAAGATTTTTTAAGAGTAAGTGGAAATATTGTAGGCGGAGTTCTTGGTAGAAATAATCCTGTAGCGGTAGGTGCAGGTGGCGCAACAGGACAAGCTATTTTTGACACAGCGAACACATTCTATACAAACTATGTAAGACCAGGTGTTCAAACAAAACCTTTAGAACAAATAGGAGAAGATGTAGCCAAAGCATTTGCTTTTGATGCAGTAGCTACCAAAGCATTTGATTCTGCGATAAAAGGCACTCAAAAAGTAGCAAGTGGTATTAAATCAAAAATAGGTGGTATGACCGATGACCAACTTAGAAAAGCACACAAAAAACTCAAAGATAGTGAAGCTGCTTCAGCGACTGCTGAAAGTCTCAAACAAGGTAGACAAGCAATAGACGATAGCATTGAAGCTATTGCCAAAGATTTAGAAGAACAAAATATTGATCCAACAAGATATGCTGCCTATGGTGCGAGTTCAGTACATGAGTTTTTGAAAGGACTAGCCGATGTAATAGGGGTAATACCTGGATTAAGCATACCTGCAAAAGAAGCATATAAAACTGGTTTAAGACAAGTTTTTGACTCTGCTACAAAAGGCACAACAACAAGAGGGCCGTTGTTTCAAAAGGAGGCTTTTAGATTAAGCAATGATGGCAAAGACATACTTAGAAATGAAACATTATCAGATGCTTTTTATGAAAATATGCCTTTAACATTAATAAGGCAAATGCAAAAACAAGCTAGTTCAAGAGCAAAAGATATTAGAAATAAATATCAATCAGTAGATGATGATTTACTTAAATTAAGTGATGATTTTGGAACAAAAGCGAATTTCGGCAAATATGCTTTAGTCAATATTGCAGACGAAGGAGAAAAAGAAATAAAAACTTCTTTAAGTAAAGAAGCATTGAAATTGAACGAAAAACTTAAATTAGCAGCTCCTGAAAATATTGATGCGTCAGGTCAGTTTTCTAAATTTTTACCACAAGAAGTAAGAGAATTAATACCATCTAAGAAAAAAGAGTTCAAACTTATGGGATTAGAAGCTGGTCTTTACTCTCCAAAATTTGTAGATCAAATAACACCTAAACAATTAAGAAATTTAGATACACAGCTTAGAAATGTAATAGATTCGAGCAGAGTATTTACAGCTCAAAATGTAGCCATACCAAATGCAATTACAGGTAGAGATGTTGCTGGGTTAAGAAGGGTTGTTAGATCACTTATCAAAGAAAAGGATAAAGAGTTTGGAACAAATATCGCAGGAAAAAAACTAGAAGCAGATACTGCTTTTGTCAGAAGGGATAATTTTTTAAAATCTAATGAAGGTATTCTGTCATTTATTAATATGCAAAATAGAAAAATAACCGATGCTGTTGATTTTGACGATTTTGTAAACAGAGTAAACAATAATGAAATTGGGATTAAATATAATTCTGTAGGAGGAATCAGAATAGCTGGGCAAGATGTTCTACCAAACAAAGAAATGACAGCTCCTCAAATGCTCTCAGAGTATCTTGGTAGCGAGAGAGGAGTTACCGCATTAAGTAGACTTATGAATGTTACAGACGAAGCAGGTAATGTAGTTAAATCTACTCCTGAGTTTAGGAGATTAGCCTTTAATGAAATAGAAACTATATTCGATGATACATTATTTAAGTCTATTAGAGAGTCAGGAAGATTTGAAACAGCAGCATTAAGAAAAGAATTAGGTTTTATTGGTGATGGCGCAAAAGAAAGATTTAAAAAGTTCGATAGATTATTGAAAGATGCAGCTAAAGGGCAAGACGAAAAATTTATTACTATGAAAGATTTAGAAAAATTTACAAGAAGATTGGATAAACTGCAACCTGATCCTCAAGTAAGAAAGTTTCTTATGCGTAGAGTTGCTCTTGCATCTTCTCAGAGTTTAAGTTTAGGCTCTATATTACCTACATTAACAGCAGGTGGAGCAGCAGGTGGGGCAGCTTTTTTTGGCGGTTTACCAGCATTAGGCCTAATGTTTATGTTCCAAAGGTTTATGAGTAGCAAGTATGGTCGTGGTGAATTTGCAAAAGCGACTGATCCTAAAACATTTAAAGGCTTTTTTAATAAAATGTTCAAGGCAACAAAAGATATAGCAGACAATATAAACAATAAAATACTAGGTCGTTTAACGCAACAAGGAGTAAAAGTAGGAGATATTTTAAGATTTTCTATAATTGATAATATTGGGCAGAATATGGAAATACTTTCAGACGCACAAAACTCAAGAGATTTTTATGGAAACCCTAACGAAAATCCTGAAGAATTATTAAGGGAGTTTCAAAAATGATACCAACGGAACTTTTATCAATGTTAGCTAGTACAGTTCTAGGTGGCATAATGTCTATCATGGCACAAAAAGGACAAGCTGAACAAGAAAAGCAAAAGATGTTAATGCAACGAGCAGGATTTGCAGCTAAACAAACTGATAAAGCTCGTAATGTTTCTGATCCACATACCAAACACACAAGAAGATGGATAGCATTGATGTGTGTATTTAGTATTATTGTAGTACCAATCGTTGCTCCAATATTTACAGATGTTAATGTTGCATATCAGATAGTAACGGAAGCTAGTAGTGGTTGGTGGATATTTGGCGAAACCTACGAAACATCATATTTTCAAGAGGGTAATACAATTTTTATAACTAACTTACAATCACACACAATTTTTTCAATTATTGGATTATATTTTGGTGGATCTTTGACTCGAAAATGAAACCTGAAATATGTATGTTAAATTATGGAATAACAATTTTTTGTGTAATGTTAATTTTATATATAATTTTTAAGGAGTAACGATGGCTAAATTATGTCCAAAAGGTAAAGCAGCAGCTAAAAGAAAATTTAAAGTATATCCTAGTGCATATGCAAATATGTATGCTTCAGGAGTATGTTCAGGAAGAATAAAACCTAAAGGTAAAAAAAGTGGCAAAAAAAGGTCTTAGAAATTGGGTTAATGAAAAGTGGGTAGATATTGCTAATCGTAGAGCAGATGGTTCATATCCACCATGTGGTAGATCAAAGGGAGAAAAAAGAAAAAAATATCCTAAATGTGTACCACTAGCTAAAGCAAGAGGTATGTCTGCTAGTAGAAGAAGTGCAGCAGTAAGAAGAAAACAGGCAAAATCTAACAGAGGGCCAAAACCAAGTTATGCGAGGACTTAAACATGGTAGCAAAAAAATATCAAAACCCAACAGGTGGACTTAATGAAGCAGGTAGAAAGTTTTTTAAAAGAACTACAGGTGCTAATTTAAAAAGACCTGTAACGGGTAAAGCACCTAAAGGCTCTAAAGCAGCAGCAAGAAGGAAAAGTTTTTGCGCAAGAATGAGTGGTGTTAAAGGCCCTATGTTCAAAAATGGAAAACCAACAAGAAAAAACCTAGCACTTAGGAAATGGAAATGCCGAACATAAAGAAATGTTGCTATGTAATGATAGCAATAATTATATTATTGGGAATAGAAAATGCAGTTTCTGATGTTACATCTAGTGGTGCAACTGATCTTAATCAGACTAACACGAGTGGTACAAATACAAGCATAAGTGGTGGCTATAGTTCAGAAACAACTTATCAATCAGGTAGTAGTTCTAATACAACAAATACTACTAACAACAGCTCAAATACCAAAACTGCTGTAAACCCCTCTAATGCACCTGCTATGAGTGTTTATGGTCAAGATAGCTGTGTTATACCACTTGCAGCAGGAATTACTGTAATTGGCTTTTCAGGCACTTATGGCAGCTATTACACAGATCCTGCTTGTGAATTACGAAAGAAAAGTAAACTGCTTAATAAACTTGGTATGAAAGTTGCAGCAATAAGTTTAATGTGTCAAGACGATGCAGTCTTTGATGCTATGATGAACGCAGGTACACCATGCCCTGTTGATGGATTAATTGGCGAACAAGCAAAAGCAAGATGGTTAGAGAAAAGAAAAGAAGATTTATCTAAAGAAACTAGCAAAAGGTCTATGACATGGAACGATTAATATTTATATTATTGTTTCCTTTGACTTTATTTGCAGAAGAATTAACAACTAATAATTTAATTACTAATGGCACATTTGATAA